GCCGATTACCGCGCCAATGGCACGTTCATCATGAACTCCAAAACCGCGGGTGCGGTGCGCAAGATGAAGGACGCAGACGGTCGTTTCATGTGGTCTGACGGTCTTCAGGCCGGGGAACCGGCCCGACTGATGGGCTATGCGGTGCTGATCTGTGAGGACATGCCCGACGTTGCTGCAAACAGCTATCCGATCGCTTTTGGTGACTTTGCAGCCGGTTATACCATCGCCGAACGGCCCGACCTTCGGATCCTGCGTGACCCGTTCAGCGCAAAGCCGCATGTCCTGTTCTATGCAAGCAAGCGGGTTGGCGGTGATGTGACCGATTTTGCGGCGATCAAGCTGCTGAAGATCGCCGTGTCCTAAGCCGGTTACAGTTCTGGCTTCGAGCCAGAACCAGCCTTCAGGCACGCGCGTGACACCCATGCCGTCTAGCTGCTCCCCCCTCCGACCGAGCGGCGTGGGGCGCGTGCCTGATCCTTTGGTCGTTTCGGGAAAATCGGAGATTTATCATGATGTTGACCGAGCAAACCACAGTGCCGGTTGCCGCGCTTCCGGTGCAGGAGATGAAAGATCATCTTCGCCTGGGCACCGGGTTCGCCGATGATGGTCTGCAAGATGGTTTGGTTGCGGCGCATCTTCGGGCTGCCCTGGCCGCCATTGAGGCGCGGACGGGCAAGGCCTTGCTGGCCCGGCGGTTCGTGCTTCGTCTGCCGGGGTGGCGCGACAGCCGGACGGCGCAATCGTTGCCGCTGGCACCCGTGTCGGGCGTCGTGTCGGTGAGCGTTGTCGATCCGGCAGGCAGCGCGACCGTCGTGCCAGCAGACCGCTATCGTCTGGAGCAAGACATGGCACGACCGCGCCTCGTTGCCCTTGGGCAGGGGTTGCCGATCATTCCCGATGGCGGTGCGCTTGAGATTGTCTTTGACGCCGGCTTTGGCGCCACGTGGTCCGCCTTGCCGGCGGATCTGGCGCAAGCGGTTCTGCTGCTTGCCGCAGAGTTCTATGAATTCCGCCATGATGGCGGTCAGGGGACAGCAGCTTTGCCGCTTGTGGTTCAGTCGCTGATCGAGCGGTGGCGCACCGTGCGCATTCTGGGTGGAGGCTGTGCATGAAGCCGGTCCAGTTGAACCGTCGGTTGCGGCTGGAAGCGCCGGTCGTGACATCGGATGGCGCGGGCGGATTTACACAATCCTGGTCGGTGCTTGGCGAGGTCTGGGCGGAGGTTCAGGCGGGCGCTGGACGCAGCCGTGGTGGCGAAGAAGTCTCGCTTTCGATCATGCCGTTCCGGATCACTGTTCGCGCTGCGCCGCCCGGTTCTGAGCGCAGGCCCGCACCGGGCCAACGCCTGACCGAACCTGGTCGCGTGTTCGAGGTGCTGGCGGTCGCCGAGCACGATGGCGACGGGCGCTATCTGACCTGCTTTGTAAACGAGGAGCGTCCGGCATGAGCTACGCCGCTGCGACAGCTGTGCAAGCTGCACTGTTTGGGCTGCTTTCCTCGGCGCCGGCTTTGGCCGGTGTGCAGGTTGTGGATGCCTTGCCCCCCGGTGGCGGGACCGGAACATTCGTGATGCTTGGGCCGGAGGAAGTCTTTGACCAATCCGACAAGAGCGGCGCGGGCGCTGAACACCGCGTCACGGTTTCGGTGATCAGCGATGCGAGCGGCTTTGTCCAGGCCAAGTCGGTCGCTTCGGCGGTGTCTGACCGGCTGGTCGATGCAAGGCCTGCGCTGAGCATCGGGCGGATCGTCGGCATCCGCTTTGTCAAGGCCGTTGCAAAACGCCTTGAGGATGGCGGCGTGCGCCGTGTGGACCTGACGTTCCGCGTTCGGGTCGAGATGTGATGTTGAGATAACTGGAACTCTTGGAGAAGAACAATGGCCGTACAAAGCGGGAAAGATCTTTTGCTGAAACTCGATCTTACGGGGGATGGCACGTTCGAAACGGTTGCTGGTCTTCGTGCGACGCGGATCAGCTTCAATGCCGAGACAGTCGATGTCACCAGTCTTGAAAGTGCGGGCGGCTGGCGCGAACTGCTTGGGGGCGCGGGTGTCAAATCTGCCTCAATCTCTGGATCGGGCGTGTTTCGTGATGCAAACACTGACGAGCGCGCGCGGCAGATTTTTTTCGACGGGGAAGTCCCGGAGTTTCAGGTCATCATTCCTGACTTTGGCGTGGTTGAAGGCCCTTTCCTGATTTCCTCGATCGAATATGCCGGGAGCCATAATGGCGAAGCCACCTATGAACTCGCACTCGCTTCGGCAGGCGAGCTGACTTTCGTGGCGCTCTGATGGCAAACCCTTGGGCCGGAGAGGTTGCTGTCGATCTGAACGGAGAACGCTTTTGCGCCAAGCTGACGCTTGGCGCCCTGGCGGAACTGGAGGAGGCGTTGGAGGCCGGGTCGCTTGTCGATCTTGTGGAACGCTTTGAATCCGGGCGGTTTTCAAGCCGAGATGTCATCGCCTTGCTTCTTGCAGGTCTGCGGGGTGGTGGATGGCAGGGAACCGCCGACGATCTGCGCAAGGCAGATATTAGCGGCGGACCGATGGCTGCTGCACGTTTGGCCGCCGAACTGCTTGCCCGCGCTTTTGCCCTGCCTGGCGGGTCATGAGCGCGATCGACTGGCCCGGGTTGTTGCGAGCGGGGCTGCACGGGCTTGGCCTGGAGCCAAAGGTGTTCTGGCAGCTTACCCCGATCGAACTGAAGATCATGCTAGGGGTCGATGCCAAGGCCGTCCCGCTGACCCGTGCAAGGCTTTCCGAATTGTCGGCAGCCTTTCCAGACATTCCAAAGGACATCGAAAATGGCGCAGATAGAGGACTTGCAGGATCAGGTGGCCGCACTTGAAACGACCCTGGGCGCATCCTCCGGCATGGTGGTCGCGTTCGAGGGAGAACTTGCACGCCTGCAACAAACGATGCTTTTCACAGGCCGCGAGGTCAATACCCTGTCAAATGGCATAGGGGGAGGGCTGCGCCGGGCCTTTGATGGCCTGATCTTTGACGGAATGCGCTTGTCCGATGCGTTGCGGATGGTGGCGCAATCCATGATCACAGGGGTTTACAACGCAGCCCTACGGCCGGTGCAAGGGGCTGTCGGCGGGCTTGTGGCGCAGGGGATCAACTCGGTCATTGGCAGCATCATGCCGTTTGCCAATGGCGGCGCGTTTTCCCAAGGTCGCGTGATGCCGTTTGCCAAGGGGGGTGTTGTCTCTGGGCCGACGACTTTTCCGATGCGAGGCGGGCGGGGGCTGATGGGCGAAGCCGGTCCAGAAGCGATCATGCCTTTGGCGCGCGGGCCCGATGGCCGCCTCGGCGTGCAAGCGTCCAATGGCACGCGACCTGTCACCGTCGTGATGAATATCCAAACGCCTGACGTTCAGGGTTTCCAACGCAGCCAAACGCAGATTGCCGCTCAGGCGGCGCGTGCTTTGGCCCGCGGGCAGCGGAATCGATAAGGAGCAATACAATGACATTTCACGAAATCCGGTTCCCACCGAATTTGAGCTTTGGGTCGGTTGGCGGTCCGGAACGCAAGACGGATGTCGTGACACTCGTGAACGGATTTGAAGAACGAAATACGCCTTGGGCACATTCGCGACGCCGTTATGAGGCGGGCGCGGGCATGCGCACCCCGGATGATATTGCCACCTTGATTGCGTTCTTCGAGGCCCGTCGTGGCCGGCTCTACGGCTTTCGTTGGAAAGATTGGTCGGACTACAAGTCTTGCCTCCCTTCGCAAAAGATCACGGCGATCGATCAGGTTATTGGCGTTGGAGATGGCGTCAAAACCACATTCCAGCTTTCGAAAACCTATCGGTCAGGAGAGCAAACCTACACACGCCGCATCACAAAGCCAGTTGCCGGCACTGTTTTGACGGCGGTCGCGCGTGATCCAAAGGTCGAAGGCCAGGAATTTACCGTCGATATCGAACGTGGTGAAATCACGTTTGTCGTCCCTCCCGATATTGGCGTGACAGTTTACGCTGGCTTCGAATTCGATGTGCCTGTTCGCTTTGACACCGACGTGATCCAAACCTCGCTGGCGTCATATCAGGCGGGCCAAGTTCCCGATGTCCCCGTGATTGAGGTCAGGGTCTGATGGAAGAAGCCCTGTTTCAGCATTTGCAGACCGGATGTACGACCGTGTGTCGCGCATGGTTGGTGCTTCGGGTGGACGGCATGGCGCTTGGCTTCACCGACCACGACGAAGATCTGATATTTGACGGAAATGTCTTTCGAGCCAGCAGCGGGCTGAGCACAACTGTCCTCGAAAAATCCAGCGGCCTTGCGGTGGACAATTCCGAAGTCAGCGGCGCGCTGTCGGATGCCTCGATCAATGAAGAAGATATCATGGCTGGACGCTATGATGGCGCAGAAGTCACCAACTATTTGGTCAACTGGCAAGATGTCGACGCTCGAATGATCCTGTTTCGCGGGACATTTGGTGAAATCACTGTCGTGGACAATATGTTCCGTGTCGAATTACGTGGCCTGTCAGAACCGTTGAATGTGCGGCGTGGACGGGTTTTTCATTCAGAGTGCAATGCAATCCTCGGTGATACCGACTGCGGCGTTGACCTCTCGGATCCGAGATATTTTGCGGAAGCTGATATAGAGACGATACCTGATACCGTGACTTTCGTTGTAACTGATGTCTCAGGCTATTCCGAGGGCTGGTTTTCTGGTGGCACTGTATCTATTTTGACCGGACGAGCGCGTGGACAAACCGTTCGGACTGCCTCGGCCTCGTCTGCGCACGGGACATATGTCGTAAAGCTCACTCGTGAATTTGGCCTTGCCCCCAAACCCGGGGACCGAATTCGTTTGACGGCCGGTTGCAACCGAACAGCTGGAACGTGCAGAGAAAAGTTCGGCAACTTCCTTAATTTCAGGGGCTTTCCTCATATTCCTGGCGAGGATTGGATCCGATCAACGCCAGGCCGAAGCAAGCGGAGATGATCACGTTGACACAGTCTTTCAAAGTGATCGATTGCACTGCGACTGGCCACCTGGTCGCTGCCGAGGCAAGGCGGTGGATCGGGACGCCATACCTTCATCAATATAGCACTCAAGGGGCTGGCACAGACTGTCTTGGCTTGGTCCGTGGCGTCTGGCGCGGTGTCGTCGGACCAGAGCCACTCGAAATACCGACGTATTCAAGGGATTGGTCAGAACCAACTGGCGACGAAGCCTTGATGGTATCTGCGGACAATTTCTTGATTAGACGTGCAGACTTCACTCTTCGTGTAGGCGATGTCCTGCTTTTCCGAATGCGCGAGGGCTGTATCGCAAAACATCTTGGAATCGTTTCCGGATGCGATCCCACTCTTAAGTTCATCCATGCTTATACCGGACATGGTGTCGTGGAAAATTCGTTATCGGATCCGTGGCTACGACGCATCGCGGCAGTTTACAGCTTTCCCGAACAGGTAAAATAATGGCAACTATCCTCTTCTCGGCGGCAGGAGCCGCTCTCGGTGCTGGCTTTGGCGGCACCGTTCTTGGGCTTTCTGGCGCCGTGATTGGGAGAGCCGTTGGCGCTACGATTGGCAGAGTCGTCGATCAACGCTTGATGGGATCCGGCTCAGGTACTGTAGAAGTTGGTAAATTGGACCGTCTTCAAGTTATGGGGGCGAGTGAAGGTACACCGATTCCGAAGGTCTGGGGCCGAATTCGAATTCCTGGTCAAGTCATTTGGGCGTCCCCATTCAAAGAAAATCGCGTAAAGTCCGGTGGCAAGGGGATGCCATCACAAAAAGTAACGCAGTACTCATACACGGTGAGCCTTGCAGTCGCCTTGTGCGAGGGCGAAATCCTTGGAATTGGCCGGATATGGGCTGACGGTGACGAATTAAAGCAGAAGCTTTTGAATATAAGAGTTTACCATGGTTCCCAGCAACAGCTACCTGATCCCGTCATCGAGGCGGTTGAAGGGCCGGACAATGCGCCAGCATATCGTGGAATAGCCTATGTGATTATCGAGGACATGGACCTGAGCTATTTCGGTAATCGCATCCCTCAATTGAGCTTCGAGGTCATGCGGCGAGGCCAAGGTGCGGCTGCTGAAAATATCACTGATTTGCAAGATGCCATTCGTGGGGTTGCCCTGATCCCCGGCACGGGAGAATACGCTCTTGCAACTCGCAAAGTGCAAGTAGAAAATGCGTTCACATTCTTTCGTTCCGTGAACGTCAACGCTCCTGGTGGCCACCCAGATCTTGTAAAGTCGCTGCGCCAGCTGGATTGTGAGTTGCCAAACTGTAAGGCAGTTTCCTTGGTTGTTTCGTGGTTTGGCAGCGATCTGAGATGCGGTCTGTGCAACGTGCAGCCAAAAGTTGAAAGCAATACGCTGGCTGATTACCTCAAACCATGGCGATCGGGTGGAATTGATAGGAGCGCCGCTCAAGAGATTCCCAAGCTTGATGGTCGGCCAATTTACGGTGGAACTCCCTCCGACGCAAGCGTTATTGATGCAATTAAAGCTCTGAAAAGTATGGGAAAGGATGTAATGTTCTATCCCTTTGTCTTGATGGATCAGCAATCAGGAAATCAACTCTTTAATCCGTATTCTCCCGATCAAATCGGTCAAATTGCCTTGCCATGGCGTGGAAGAATCACGCTTTCAATTGCGCCGGGCCTGCCGGGAACACCAGATTGCACAAACCTTGCTGAACAGGAAGTGGCTGAATTTTTTGGATCGGCCAGTGCAAGTGATTTTGAAGTCGTCGGTGAACAAATTTTCTACCACGGTGCACCGTTTTGGGGTTATCGGCGTTTCATATTGCACTACGCGCTTCTCTGCAAGATTGCTGGCGGTGTTGAGGCGTTTTGTATCGGCTCAGAGTTGAGGGGCTTGACGCAAATTCGAGGCGCCGATCATGTTTTCCCCACAGTTCAAGCCTTGCTACGCCTCGCAGACGATGTCCGCGCGATCCTTGGGGCGGAGGTGAAGATAAGCTATGCAGCCGATTGGAGTGAATACTTTGGGTTTCATGTTGGCGACAATGTATATTTTCACCTCGATCCTCTTTGGTCGAGTAGCAACATCGATTTTGTAGGAATTGATAACTATATGCCAATTTCAGACTGGCGTGATTCGTATAGTCATGAGGATATTGCTTGGGGTTCCATCAAGAACAAGGAATATCTTAAGGCGAACATCATGGGGGGCGAAGGCTTTGATTGGTATTACGACTCTCAGGATGCGAGAGACTTCCAGCATAGGACGCCTATCCAAGACAACCTGGCCGAAGAGCATTGGATTTTTCGACCTAAGGATTTAAAATCTTGGTGGTCGCACCTTCACTACAATAGGATCGGGGGTGTGCGTTCCAATGCTCCAACTGAGTGGGTGCCTGGCTCGAAGCCAATCCGTTTCACTGAGTACGGCTGTCCTTCTATAGATAAGGGTACCAATCAGCCTAACATCTTCTTGGATATCAGATCGTCAGAAAGCGGCTT